ATCTACCCAAGCAAAGACCCTGAATTTGAATATCAGGCGAATTGCAAAACGGGAACCGCTTATTTTAATAAGGTGAGCGGTGATTTAGGATTTCTGTTTTGTCCTAATCCCGATGTGTCTGATTGGAATTCGATCAAACGCACCGAAGGCCCCTGGTTCAATATTATTCCTTATAACATAGCTCTGCCAACCGCACCAACTTATGAGGTTGAAGGAAATAAAATAACTTATGGCTATCCAGGCGGCAAGGTTCAGATTCAACTCACTGTAGAAATCGATGGTGTCAGGCGGTTAATTATTCTGAATCCTGGCATGAATGTCCAGTTTCTTGACTTGCAGTTTGCTTTTGAGAAACCCGCTGGATTTACTTATGAGCAGGGGGTAAAGAAAGCAAAGATTAAGAATTCTGAAGGCAAAGTAAATACCGAAATCAGAACGATTCGGGCATGGGATAGCGCACAGCTTTTGCCATGTTGTATTTCGAAACACTTATGCGCTAAGGCAGAAGAGTTTCATTGTAATAAGATATGCTCAAAGAATTGTCCTCGTCAAGGCATTTCTCTTATTTCCTCACGATATCCAAATGAGGATTTAGAGGTACATGAGGATTCAGTTAAACTCTTAATCAATCCTGATTGGCTCAATAGCTCTGACCGTGTTTTCCCTATATTTATAAATGACGAAATTACAGGATGGCAAAATGATGGATCTATAACCCTAGCTGGGAAATACAGTGGAGGCACTAAAGCCACTCTTTATGATAGCGATACTGGTGCCGGAAACGGTGTTGGGGGCACATGCGGGGTCGGTAATACTGATGCGATTACAAAAGCCTTTAATACAGATATGGTCACTCTTGATCTCGGAAGTACCTACACGGTTGACCAAATCAAGGTTTGGGGAAGCGGAACAGGTGGAAATGTAGACCAAAAAATAACGGTTAAAGTCCAATATAAATCAAACGGAAGTTTTGATGATTTTGGCGGAACAGATGAAATGGATAATAGATTAGAAGAATGCTTGACGCTCTCGGGGGCAGATGAGAGGGCTATCAGAAAGCACGGGAATCTGACACCTGTAAGCATCTCAGCGAATAGCTGGGCGGCGATTCAGAGCATGGACGGGCATTATAATCTCACGCTCACTAACTCTCAAATGGACACATATGGAGTGGCGCGGATCTCACTCCAGGATGATAGCAAATGCCTCCCATTTTTTGAGGATATCGGAATCGTTACCTCGGCATATTGGAATAGCAGGTACAATACGAATGATTGGGCTCTGGCAAGCAATTTGCCCAGCTCGGAAACATTGAATGCTCATATGATAACACTCCCCACAAGCCAAGTTTTGAACGCTCACATTATCACCCTTCCGAATTCTGAGGTGCTTAATACGCATATCGGCACTTTGCCGGTGAGCGGTTATGTGCCCTCAAGCAGCATGGTTGCGGATTTGCCGAATAGTCAAGCGGTTAAGGCATGGATTGATACGCTTCCAAACTCATTGACTCTGAATGCGCACATTATTACCTTGCCAAACTCGCAGACTCTTAATGCTCATATCATTACTTTGCCAACTTCTGAAGTGGTCAGAACGATAGCGGACACAGCTCTTTCAAGCATTAATCTTGATCATCTTATGAAAACGGTTGTGGCAAATAGTAGCGATTTGACAAATGAGGTTGCAGATTTTAGCGTCCTGGGTCTTATGATCGCGGCGGGCGGTAATGTATCGAACTTTGTCTCTTCCGATGATTCTCTGCAAGGCATCAGCGAGGGAGTGGCTGGAGGTGGGGCCTCTCAAAGCGAAGTGCAAAGTGCCTGCTATGATGCTTTCAATGGAATTCTCCCGAATTCAGAGACCTTGAAAACGCACATTGACACCTTGCCGACTTCGCTGACATTAAATGCACACATGATAACCTTGCCCACGAGCCTGACGCTCAAGGCGCATATGGCTACTTTGCCCACATCTCTGACGCTAGAAGCACAAATCAATACTCTACCAGCAAGCGGATCTCTTCCGAATTCCAGTGGGTTAGCTGATCTGATCGCCACGCTTCCAACAAGTTTGACTTTGCAAGCGCATATGGTGACCTTGCCCACGAGTGAAACGCTTAACGCTCACATAATTACTCTGCCCACATCTCAAACGGTCATGAATGCTATAAACTCACTGGATATTAGGGTAAGCAGTCTTTTCTACACTGAGATTGAAAGCGGATATCCGTTTATTCAAAAACAAAAAATTGACATGGCCGTGCTCACCGGGATCACGAGCGGGGGCGGGAGCGCAACCCTACATTTTAGGGATGTGGGCGATAGCAAAAGCCGCTTGATCGTGACTGTGGATTCGGATGGCAATAGAACGGCAGTCAACACATTGGATGGCAGCTAATGGCCCTATTGCCTACTGGTTTTTGGCCCTCACAGTTTTGGAATCCGGGCTTTTGGGCGGATGATTTCTGGCCGGAATTTGGGACCGCGATAGCTCTGGAAATTGAGGCTACAAGACGAATCTTTGAGAAGGATACTGAAATAAGGCTTTTTCATAAGGATACAGCAAGACGAATCTTTGAGTAGGATACAGATAGAAAGGTATTTATGTCATGAGCATTGAGACTGTTTATGTCAAGAAAAATGACCTGCAGCCTTATTACTACGCGCAAGTCAAGGATGCGGACAATGCGGTTGTGATTATCACCGGGGCCACAATCTATTGCACCATGAAACACGCACGGACCGGGGCACTCAAAATTGATCGGCAGACTACGGGAATCAATATCAGTGATGGCACAAATGGAAAGTTTGAGTATAAATGGCAATCGGGAGACACGGACACCGTAGGCAAATACTATATAGAATTTGAGATCAATCCGGGATCAGGCGGCAAATTCACCTTGCCTGCAAGACCGGAAAACAAAGCAGAAGTGCATATCACCGAAAGCCTGGACACAAGCTAGAGGTATGAAATGTCTTACACAACCTATGAAGAAGTAATTATTAGATATCCCATGATTAAAACCTGGGCTAAGACCGAGGTTGAAGTCAATAGCGATCTGATATATTATGGCGAGATGGAATTAAACGGGCGCATGGCCTCACATTTCACAGTTCCCTTTGCGGCCTCACACCCTACAGTCAAGGACTTGACCATTGACCTTGCCTATTACAATGCGCTCAAAACACGGGTCCCGAAAGATGCTGAAAAGATCCATGACGTAGTGATAGGCCGGATTGAGGCAATCAAACAAGGTAAGGAATACATCTACACAGGGTCAGGAACAACCATTGCGCCGGCGGCACAGACGGAGCAAATCTGGTCTAATCTGATGGATTATCATCCGGTACATACAATGCTCGGGGCAGAACATGCTTTGACTCGAGTCAGTTCTGAGCGCCTTGATGCGCTGGAAGATGTAAGAGACTGATGGCTTTAGCAGCATTCAAATTGGTGGGAATGAAAGCTTTACAAGATAGCCTTACCGCAAAGGCACGGAAACTTGAAAACCGGCGCAAGGTCAATGCTCAAGCCGTGGCCTTGACGGATAAATGGATTCAAAAGAATTTCCAGACCCAGGGCCGTTTAGCTCATCCAGGGACGGGATGGAAACCGCTTTCGCCTGTTACCCTTATGATGAGGCGTAAGGGGCCTAAGAAAACGGGTAAGGTTATGATCTTGCAAGACACTGGCACCATGCGGAGCAGATGGAAACACTTCTGGGATGCCTGGGTTGCGAAGATACAGGCGGGCGTGGACTATGCCTATAAGCATCACTATGGCAAAGAGGGGCTACCCGTGAGAAGGGTCCTGCCGACTCAAAAGCAGATCGGCCCGGACTTAAAGAAATTGTTCGCTAAATTTGTGAGGAATATCCTGAAATGATCAATATGAAGGACATAACCAAGGGCGTTGAGAAAGTCCTGAATGATGGCCTTTCAGATTATATCATTCAGCGCAATCCGAAGCGCAATGAAGATCCGAACACCGCAGCCCAGGGAAAGGGTTGGATAGGCGTTTATCGCGGGGGCTTGGATTATGATCCACATACTACGGGCTCACAACCTTGGCTTGCTCATCCTTCCGTCATGGTGGAGATCCAGGCAGCTAGTTTCTTGAGCGGGGCAGATGCCGAGGATCGCTTGCAGGATGCCGAAAAAGAGATCATGGACGTGCTCACGGCCAACAAGACACTCAATAGCACCGTAAGTATGACTATAGGCTATGGAATCACATATGATTTTAATGAGGATGAGGAGGCACAGATTTATTTCCATGCAGCAATTATAACAATCAAGACAGAGGTAAGAGCATGAAAATAGAATGGATTGAAGGAGAAAGAGAAGTCCCCAAGGTCGGTCTTATGATCACCGGAATGATAAAGGACGTTGAGAAAGAAATCGGCGAGCTATATATCAAACAAGGGCTCGCGCGAAAAGTGGAAAAGAAAAAAAGCAAAATATTTGACGAAGGAGGTGGAAAGTAATGGCAATAGCATATGGAATGAAGGGCCATATAGGAATTTCCTTGCAGAGTTCCTTTGGCACGGCAAATATTGCCTCATTTGATTATTTCCCTCTCATCAGTGAAACCTTAGCTTTAAATGTTCCCTCACTGCCTGATGAGAGCATGAAAGGGGGACATATTGACGAAGTCCCTGCCCATGAGGGGTTTCATGAGCTCGCAGGTGATGTCGTGGTGCCGGTTCACCCGATATTGATCGGCAAATTCCTCAAGGCGTGGACCGGGGTAGCTTCCTATGATGCTACCTTGACTGCTTCGCATTATACTCATACGTTTTGGCCAGATCCCGGCGATTTCGATGAACTTGTGGCAGTACCCCCGATGACACTTGAGGTATATCGAGCTGCGGGCAGCGCTCATCAATATCATGACATGCTTCTCAATACGTTGACCCTGGAAATCGCCCACGGCGCAATGATAAAGGCCACTGCCGGATTCATCGGCGGCAATTACGCAAAAGTCGCAAAAACGGGGCCAACATATCTGATCGGTTCAGAGTGGAGTTGGGATCAATCATGCATTCAGATAGGCGGCAATGCGATTGATGAGTTATCGACTATCACAATTATGATGAACAATAATCTCGCTGTCAGGGGCATGCTCGATGGCAACAAGACTGCGAGCCGAATCTTGCGGGAGGGCAAAAGAAGGAT